TTTAGGTATATCCCCTTTTCTTATAGCGTCTAAAAATAATTGATATAATTCTGCGTTTATATCTGGCATAGATGCCATTTCTTTATTACCTACTGATGGTGGAACACTATCTATTACAGGAAACTCTAAACCACTATCTTCAAATATTTCGCCTGGTCTAGGTTCACCTTTTGAACCATTTGCATAACCTATTCTTCCGCCGTCAGCTGCTGTTACTGGATTTAATCTTGTTTCTTGTTGCGGTGTAAATCTTAAACCTGCTGCTTTTGCTTGTGCATCTGAACCTTGTGCTGCTGCTGCAATAGCTGGTATGTCTAATCCTGTGTTGTCAACTGCTAATGTATCTTTTGGTTGAGAGCCTGCGTAAGCTCCTGCTGCAGTTCCTATTCCAAGTGCTTTCATAAGTTTTGAATTTAAATTTTTTTGTTTGTATTGTTCAAGTGCAAGTGCACCTTTTTGCTCTTTTGTCATGTTGGTAGTGTCCGGTTCTTGGCCTCCATATAAATTAAAATAACCTGGATTTCCACCAGGCATAATAGTTTGACCTATTTTTTTAGCGATATTCCATAAAGGATTACCTGTGTCTTCTTCAGGCGGTGTGCCAGTTGTATCCGTTGGAAAACTATCAGCATATATATCATCTGGAAAATAAGGCGGTGTGCCAGTTGTATCCGTTGGAAAACTATCAGCATATATATCATCTGGCGGAAATCTATTGGCATTGTAGTCATCATATTCTTCTGGAAAATAAGGCGGTGTGCTGCCTGTAGGTTCGCCAGCCTTTGCTCCTCCAGTATTATATAAATCATAGTAACCTGGATTTCCACCAGGCACAATAGTTTGACCTATTTTTTTTATGACATCGCCAGCTCCACCTTCACCTCCATATAAATCAACGTAACCTGTTTCTCCTCCAGGCATAATAGTTTGGCCTATTTTTTTTATTGAATCCCAACTCGGGATACCCCAATATCCTGGTCTTGAACCATCTGCTGTTGGTGCAACTAACATAGATCCAGCGTTGGATCCCATGATGCCACCGCCAGCCATATTCATTCTTTGTTTTCTTGCTTGAGAATATGTAGGATGAACACCTGTAAGTCTAAGATCTGGTGCTCCTGCTTGTAGAGAAGCGCCTCCCATATTGTACATTTGTCTGTTCATTAATGCTCTATTTATAGCCATAATTATTTATTTTGTTATTGTATTTTAAGGCAGGAATTTCACCTGAGTGTACATTACTTTACTAGTTTTTTACTAGTAAATCAAGACTATGTTATCGTATCTCTAGGTTTAATTTCTAGAGCAGAAAGCACCACATGTAGTCTATTTGCGGTGGCTGCTGTTACTTTTAATATTTCACTTTCCTCTAATACTAGAGGTGCTGTTAATAATTCTGTAGTTCCATTAGCTGATATAGACTTAGTTTTAAACAAACTAAATACAGCATCACTTGTGTCAGTAATAGTAGCCGTTATAGTATCAGCATTACCAGAGTCTTCAGACACTAATATAGATTTTATAACACCTGTTGTAGCAGATGGCACAGTGTATAGTGTTGTTACACTTGTTGATGTTAGATCTACTTTTTTATTTACAAAAGAATTAGCCATTATGATAAAAAGAAGTTAAACGATTCTACTTCATCCTTTACGTCTTGTTGAAATGTAGTATTTAATTTTTGCACAATACCATCTACATCTCTTACAAAAGATTGTTGTAATTGTTGATCATACTCACGTGATGGTTGAGTCAAAGATTGTACTATTCTAGCCATTATATATCTCTGTTTCTTCCTGCTAAAGCTTTATCAACTCTTCCACCTTTGGTTAATTTTACTCTGCCGCCTTTAAGAAATGGACTTGAACTCCAACTATCATCGCTTCTACCGCCGCCTCCGCCATTACCGCTATCACTATCTATTGTTGGTGCAGGTGCAGGTGCTGGTGTTGATACAAATTCATCTAGAATATTTCCACCATGACTTCCATCCGCATTTGTTATATCTCCACTACTATCAACTTTACTACCATCACTACTATAAGTTGGATTACCACCATAAGTTCCTGATTCTGTAAAACCTCTATCTGCTGGATCTACATCATCTTTATCCCATATTTCTTCTTGTTTTTTTATTTTGTCTTTTATTGTTTTGTCTTTATCTTTTTTGCCTTTTGAAATAGTGTTATCAACGAACTTATTAACTCTACCTCGCATATCCTTTCCTGCAATTTTAGAAGCTATTTTGTCAAACGCCCAACTAAATAACATTCCTAAAGGACCAAACAGGCTACTTATTCCAAGTTGTTTTGCAACAGTACTTTTTAAAAAGTCCGAAGTTCGTTTTGTAAAAAATCCAGGTTTCTCTAAATCTTCTGGTTTTGTAATATTGTCTATTGCGTTCTTAGTTTTAGTAAGAGTGTTAGTAAGAAAGTTTTTAGTGTCTTGATCATCACCTTCAAGTATATTTTGTATTTGCGTGTCGCTATAAGATGCACCGCCTTCTCCTTCTCCTTCTCCTTCGCTGGGTAATGCGGCTAGTGTTTTTGATGATATAGCTAGTGGAGCTAGAGGTGTCGCCCCGCCTCTATCTGCTGCAGCTGCCACAGGTCTGTTTAGAAAGCCACTAACAGCTTGATCAAGGTAATTATCCTTTTTTGCTGTAGCTTGATCATAGAAATTTTTTGCTAAAGCATTGTATCTTTTTGAGTCAAAGGATGAAAGACCAGCTCCTTCTTGATTTTGTCCAAGTAGGTTTGTAATAGGTGGAGCTGCTTTAATTTTTGCTGCTGGTTGAAAAGAAGTTTCTCCACTTGGCATAATTGCTTGACTTTCAGGTAACCTTATATTTTCAACTTTTGGCGTTTGCATTGCTATTTTTTGTGTTGGATCACTTATAGCGTTTCTTTGTATTGGAGCATCTACAATACCTGCGTTTCTAAGTGCACCTAGTGTAGTGCCTTCTAATAAATGCTGATATTGACTTAAACTTTTATCTATCATTATCTTCTTCCATCTGGTTGAATGTCTAATCTAAATGTACCAAGTCTCCAGAACTGACTTGTACTTGTGTTGTCTACTTTTAATGATACCGATCTTGCTCTAGCACGTGTATCAATTTTTTGTGTACCACTTGTTATTGTAAAGGGTCCAAGCGATGAACTGGCTGAAGTGTCATTTGGATAATCTCTTAAATTTAATGTGACTCTTGCATCACCTGTTTGTGATAAAAAATCTGGTATGATTCTTCTAATTTTCATCATGTACTCACCGTCTCCCTCTAAACCCTGTTGACCAATATCAAAATCTCCTGATTCTATATTAGCAAGAATTGCAGTAGTTGCACCTTCTTTTACTTGATTTAATCCTGTCTCATGTTCGTAGTATGTAGATACACCATCTGTGTTTCCGTAAACATAATCTTTATCTGTTGAAGAACCTGTACCATCTTCATCATAACCTGTTGCATGAGGTGTACCAAATACAGCAGAATCTTGCCACGAGGTTCTAGCTAATGTACCTGTAGTCCAAATAGATCTTTGAGGAGTGGAGTCTATATAATTATAAGTTACCATTCTATTGACAACACCTGATCCTGAATTTGGATAAAACCATGTTATTTCACCAAACAGATTATTTAAACCTGCATTGATATGTTCTTTAGGTATTGTATTAATATCATCATATACAAAGTCTTCTACTAAACAAGGTAAAGATTCTAGTTTACCTGTGTATCTAAAGAAACCATTTTCAGACATCCAATAAGCAGAACCGTCAACTTCTACAGCTGCATTCTTACCTATCAAACCACAGTTAGTACCTACTTGTTGAAATGAAAAAGTAAAAGGTGCACCAACAAACCTCATAATAAATAAAGCTGTGTCAGTCCAAACATATATAGCATCACGACCTCTAAGAGATCCTACAATTCTTGATCCATCAGATAGTCTTTGTGTACCTGCCGTGTTAGTTGCTGTAGGTGTGTAAGTATTGATATCTTCTTGTGAAGAAAATCTTATAAACATTTCATCTTGTGTACTTGATGTACCAACAGTTGTTTCTGTTCCAAAGAAAATTAAATGCCTATCCGGTGCAGATACAAGCATAGTTCTAGAGGCTGTAGGTGCTCCTGAAACAATAGTTGCTCTAGTATTTGTAGCATTTGTAGCATTACCATCCCAAGAAAAAGTTTCTCCGTTAAAGATAGATGCAATTAAACTATTACCAAAATTATCTAATGACCATAAACCTGGATCTGTAATAATATCTCCTGATGCAGCTGCGCCCCAACCAGCATAACTTGATGCATCTGTAACAGTTGCTCCTGATGAATGTATAGCAGCTGTTGTACCCGATGCTCCTCTAGTTAAACCTGATAAAGTTCCTCCGCTATTTCCTGTGTATGTAATTAATTCTGAATCTATAATAACTGTTCCTGATGATGGAAACGATGTGGAACTAGCCATTGTTAAACTTGTAACTGAAGCATTGATGCCTGAAGATAAAGTAGATACAAACTGTCCTGATTGTGTTCCACCCCATTGCCCCAATCCATAACCTGTCGATGCAACTTCAGCTGCTGGACCGACGGAGTAATAATGTTTTACTCTTATACCACCAGATGTTGTAGCACCTGATCCACTTTCTACAGAAGGCATAGTAATAGTTATTGTTGTAGAGGTTGGTATTGATGTAACCATAAATTTGTTATCATCAAAAAATGTAGAAGTGTAACCAGAATTTGTAATAGCTGTAAAACTATCTAATAATATAATATCACCTTTGTTAATATTGTGAGCAGATGCAAAAGTTACTGTTACAATAGCGGATCCGTTTGTAGTTGTAAAAGCACTTGTTAGTGTAGTTGTAGCTTTAATAGGATGAATATCGTAAAAGATACCACCAGAGTATACATATAAAATTCTATTTGTTCCAAGTGCAGCATATTTAATACCCGATGTATTAATAAAATGATGAATAGCTGTGTTTCTTCCTGCTATATCAACTGAACCTAATTGAGCCCAACCACCTATTTTTTCAGGTGTGCCATATCTAAATCTAACATTATCGCCACCTTGCCATTGGCCCTCGCCGCCAGTTGAAGTAACTTGTTTATTGAATCCAGGTTGGAATTTAACTTTTTGTAACATAGCTTATAGATTATATTAAAGTGCGTTGCGAATCAACGAGTTTTGGGTATACCCAACAGAGGTCTTTTATCATACAAATTAGACTTTGAAAATAAAATTATTTAGGAATACTTGTTTTAACTGCTGCTACTGCTGTTTTCCAACTATCTATTCCATCATCATAGATTTTTTCTAATTGGCTTTCCCAAGTACCATAAGCTTTTCTTCTTAAATCTAAAACTACT